TAGTGTAGTTGTTGTTCTATCAATCGCAGCACGGTATCCAGTTTTATTAGTGTCAGCATTATTGTGACCATCAAAGTTATCTACAAAGAAACCGTTCTTAAATCTATCTAAACCAGTTGAACCAAATATTTGCTTGTTCTTAGCACTTGCTTCTAATGAATTCAGTGAAGAATAATACTCTAAGTTTTTAACTCTATCTTCGATAGCACGAAGATCTCTCATAGTATATCTTCTGTTATTTTCTAAGTCAAGTGTTACAGCATAATCACTTCTATTATATGTTTTAGCAACATAAGGAGATAGTGATGGGTAAACTGGAACATTCAAAACACCAAGTGTCATCGCACCACCCAACTCATCAGGAGTCTTAGGTGTTAATGCAGGAATACCTTTTGTAACTTCAACCTTACCTTCTGGTGTTAATACTACTCTATCTTTACGAGGGAGATAATACTGAATATCTGCCTGGAAGTTTTCATCAGGAGTTGGCATAAACGCACCTTTAGACTGAACACTAAACGAAGTAAGTGTAGCAGGGTTAGTTGGTGCCGAAGCAACTGTTCCAGTAGCAGAAGGAGTTACAACATTAGACTTAATAGGTCTAAAGTCTACAGCATCTCTTAAGTCAACAACTTTACCTGTAGTTGGTGAAGTGTATAACGGAATCTCTTGTGTAGTAATAGCAGAAGTATTAGATGATAAAGCATCATCAATCGGATAAGAGTCTACTGATAGATAACCAATACCTGAAGAATAGTTTCTACCAAAGTAATTAAACTTAACCATTAAACCACTATTAGTTAAATCTAGTGTAGAAGTTGCTTTCTGTTTTAGATAAGCAGTATCATACATAGAATCTTTCATACCAGAATCTATTTCAAAGTGTGAAGTAACATCAGTATCTGAAGTTCCAACACCAGTATTAGATCCTTTATAAACTGCTACAAGTTTAAATGCATCAGCAACACCTAGTGACCATGGACCAGTTTTACTTGCTGAGTGAGAACCAGTATTAACATGAATATACTTATCTTTATTTACTGTCTTAGCAGTTTGAACAGCACTACTTCTTAATGTATTAAAGAAAGCAGTAGCAGTAAATGTAGAAGCAAGGTTTGCTACTTGTAAATTAACTGTTAAATCAGTTGATGATGAAGTGATAGTTCCGTTAGCACTTGTATCCCAAATATAACCAGAAGGGAAATTAGTTTTATGTGCCAAACCAACTGAACTTCTAGTATAAGCAAATGTGTCAACAACACTTAAAGAAGTGTCACTAGCAATAGCACTAATACGAGCATTTACAGTATTCGCACCATCAGCAATTTGAATTATATCACCGACTTGATAAGAAGTTTCAAATGTAGTTCCTGAACCAGTAACAGTATTACCAGTGAACGCAGTTACTTGACCAGTATGAGCAGCAGTAGTTGTAGCAGATGTAGAAACAATAATTGTATTTCTTTCATCAGCATTAGATAATGCACCAGTGCCATCATTCATTACTTCAGTTCCGCCAGTTGCTGCAGAGTTAGCAGTAAATGTAGCAGTTCCGTCAGTAGCAACTGTTGCTGTAGTTAAATTTCTATATACAAACTGAGTATCTACATTATTATCGGCATCTTTTAATGTCTTAGTTCCTGCTTGAGTGAAAGGAAATACTAAGTTATTTAATCCTGGTTCTTGTAGTTTAGCATCACCACTTGTTTCAAGAACAATATCTGCCATTGCTTTTGGTCCAGAAGAGTTGTTTAAATATACACCTCTTACATCGGCAAATGATTTACCTGAATCCATTTGAACATTAAATAGATAAATTCTATATCTACCTGAAGCAGTTCCTGGAGTTCCTGAATGATATTCAATACCTCTTACATTCGCAGTTCCTATTTCTGTTCCACTCGCACCAGTAGTTCCAAAGTTAAGACCACTAATACCGTTTTGTTGAGCATCTCTTAAAGAAACTGATTTAAGTGCCTGCATATTCCATGGTCCAACTACTTCATTCGCATAAATGTAGTTACCCATTGCTTGACTTATAGCACGACCATCTTTAGTAGCATAGTCAGTTGCTTTATCTACATCTCTGAATACAGAAGACTCAATAGAAATACGATTACCTGAAACATAACCAATACCTTTTTCTACTTCAACAACTAATTTATTTCTGTTACCACCATTCGCAGAAGTATAACGACCTAAGTTAGTATCACCTTTAAGATGTTCTCTAACTCTTAAATTAAATGGTTCTACTGCATAGTTACCGTTTGTTTCATATTGTCTGTCGCCAATATATTTACCTAAATCTGAATAAGTTGTATCAGTAAACTTCTGAGCAATCTTACCATTTTCGATAGTAGCAATAGTAAAGAATGTAGTTGTATTTGCTGCAGTTAAACTTCTTACATTTAATGTAGGTGTAAGTTTTAATCTATTCGCACCTGGAGCAGCAAAGTTAGTTGAACCAGTTGAGTTATCTAATAGTGAAGAGTCAGCATTAGAGTCAATTAAAGTTTCAGCAGTTTCAAAACCTAATCTCTTATCTGGAGTAGTTGAGAATTTATCAACAATAACACTTTGAGGTGTTACACGAATAAAGTTACCTTTATGATAAACAATACCATCAGATACTGAAGCACGGAAACCTTTACCAGTCGCACCAGTAGTAATAGTATTTGCTGCGACAACAAAAGAACTATCGCTTGAGTTTCTTACAAGTAGTGTTTCATTATTCGCAAATGTTGATGTAGTGTTATTTGCACCACTATTAGTATATTCAACAAAAATAGATAGATAGTTTGGAGATGCTGCTTCAGAACCTTCTTTAGCATCTACAAGTTTAGCAGTTACACCTGAAGTAGCACCTGTTACAGTAGCATTGGCAATCACTCCACTACTATAAAAGTCGCTTAAAAGTAGAACTCTATTATTAGCATCTTTATCTCTTAACTTAACATACTGAACTTCAGCAGTTTGAACACCACATCCAGTAATTACTGTTCCGTCAACTACAACTTCGTTAGCAAATCTTTCGATTTGATTTTGTAGGATAGTTTGTAGTTGTGTTAATTCTCTTGCCTGAACTGCATAACCTGGACGGAACAAAACACGATGAAATTGTTTTGCCTCATCAAAGTCATCAAAGTAAGGCGATTGGTTTAAATTTGTTTCGATTGCCATATTTTCTACCTATTAAAAATCTAAGATAATTTTTATATCTTCTTTCTGATCAGGATCCCTCGTTACTGGTTGTAAATTCTCAGTAAATAATATTTGACCAGAGAAAGTATTTGCCTCTGGACCTTTAATTGCTTCTACAGTAGCAACTTTTGTATCACTAGTGCTCTTTAAAATAATATCATCCTTCGTAAACGCAGGATAATCACTATAACTTTCAACATTATTTAGGTAAAGTGTATAGAAGGATGGATCTGATTGTGTTTCATCTTCACGAATATACACAATACAACCATTCGCACCTTGCACTGCGTTTTGTAAAGCATTAGTTGTTCTTTCTGATGGACCTAATGCTGTGACGAATTCTAACTCACCACTAATTGCTCTAAGTCTATTTCTTTCGTTAGTTACTAAGTCAAGTGGAACCAAAGCATTTTGTGGAGTATTACCGTCCATTTGATTATAAGAAATAGTTAATCTATCCATCAATCTTAGTGTAGTAGGAGCATTAGAAGTGTTCGCTACCATTTCAGTGGTAATAGTATTATTATTTGAATCCACCTTTAACATAGGATCCTTCATTACACTAATTGTTCTAAATGTAGTATTAGAAGGAATGTAACCATTTCCGTTTGCTGATATACCCTCATTACCATTAAAGGTTGTGTGTATCATAATTTTATCAGCAGATAATTCTCTTACTGGATCTGAACCATGACCACCGATTGGTGAGATAACTGCATTAGCAGTAGCACCAGCACCATGAATAGCATTAGCAGTAATAAATGCTTTTGCTTTAGTGTAATCTGAACCAACAGTAATAATTGATACATTCGCAATCGAACCAGTTGAAGTATCTACTTCAGAATATGCTTTAGCACCTTTTCCATCACCAATGATAGTAACAGTTGGTGAAATAATTACACGAGAGTCAGTATTACAAGTTGTAGCAAATGCTGTATTTACTGTAAGAGTTTTAGTAGTTCCCGCATAATCAATAATTCTTCTTAATTGACCAGCACCAGTTCCTGATTTAATATAAACACTTGAACCATTATAATAATTGTCAATAGGTGAAGGAGGATTATCACCAGCACCTGATAATTTAAGTGTAAGTCTACCACCTGCTTCAACTACACCGTTAGCAACAGTGTGATAACCTGAACCAACATCAACAGTTTCTACAATTTCAATCGCACCGTTTACTGCTGCTTGTTGAACTGCCCATTGTCTATCAGATTCTATACCACCGTCAGAAGCAGATAATGTTTTAACTGGAATATGAGAAGGTGTTAAAAACTTTGCAGCATCACCGAATGATACTGTAAACATATATTTCCAAGTATAACCATCAGAAGTAGTAAATGCTGTTGTAGAAAACCCTGTTGGTTTTACTGTAGATTGACCACCTTTATTATTGTATAAACATTTATATACATTATACTCATTGGTCATTACCCAGTTTTGTCTTTCGTAAACATCTTCGTCAGTGTCACGATACTGAGAGTAAACTGTTCCGGAAGTCCAGTCATGTCTGTCAGCAATATGACTTACATCACCAGTCGTTACTTTTTTAGCACCAATTAATTCTCTGTGAATTGTGTATCTTAAATACTGGTCTTGGTCTTCAGGTTCACTTGGTGTAGGTTCGTTTGGCCACTCTGCGTGTCTACCGATAGTTACATAAAGAACAGTTGAGTTTTTACTACTGCTAGTATCAACCGCACTTAATGAGTCTACAAATGCTTTAGCATTGTTTATTGATAATTCTTTTGTTGCGTAAGTATATGTC